CTTGCTGGGTTGTCTATTGCCTTTCGTTTAGTTGGTACTGCTGCACAAGCAGCCATTATTACTGTAAGGGGTGCATTTAGTGCGTTATCGGTTGTAATTGGTACAGCTAAGAATATTGTTACGAGCTTTGCGAACCTGTTTAGAACCGCCATGCCAGGGGTTGCCACTGCCATTGTAGGTGTTACCACTGCATTTATTACTTATAAAGCGACAGTCGCATTATGTAGCGCTCAAACTGCTGCATTGACTGTAAAAACTGTAGCGTTAAAAACTGCACAAGTCGCCTCTGCAATTGCAACTAGGGCTTATGCGGTAGCAATGACTGTTGTTAAAGTAGCTATTCAAGGTACTATCTTATCGATAGGCGCATTGACTTTGGGGACTACTGTCCTTAAATCTCTGTTTCTAGCTTTAAGAAGTAGTACATTAGCTGCAGCTACTGCTCAACGTGTATTAAACGTTGTAATGAAGGCAAACCCAGTTGGAATATTAATATCCGTCATTATGACTTTGGTCGGTGTATTTGCGACTGCATCTGCTGCATCTAATGGGTTCGGTAATACGTTAAGCTCTGTATTTTCAACTATTGTGCACACAGCTGTTTGGGGTGTGAATAAAATTATTGAAGGGCTTAACTGGTTAATTGCAAAACTTAATAGCGTAGGCGATAAAGTCGCAAAATTCTTTGGTACTACATTTACTGCTATTCAACAAGTCGATACAATCAGTGCTGATGATACACAGGCATTTATCAATAAAGCAGAGGATATGGCCTCACAAGTCATGCAAGGTGTAACAGGTGGTGGTGATACTGGTTTCGATGGTGGAGCAGGTGGCGGCGGTTATGATACTGGCTCCGGTGGTGCTGGTGGCGGAGGTGGTTCCGGTGGCAGTGGTGCATCTGGAAAGGATCTTGCAAAAGAGGCCAAAGAGGTTCACGAAAAAATCTTGCAATCGTTCTTAGAAATGCAAGGCAATCAAGTCGAATTAATTGAATTACAATATAAGAAAGAACGAGAAGAACTTGATAAATCTAAAGACGCTAATTCGAATTATCAAGAGGACCTTAAAAACCTAAACGATGTTTATACTGATAAACGCATCAAGGCTAAGCAAGAGGAATTTACAAAGCTCCGTGCTATTGAAACAAGTATTCGTGATATGCAGCAAGATTTTGCGTTTAAAACTTCAAGTAAAGATAGTACAGGCAATGTATCTCCTGCCGTGCAGTTGGCAACAGATTATGCCAACGCCATTGACGAAATCGAGGACCGTTACGCAGAAATGGTCGATAAGTTCATGAAAATGGACAAAATGGAGCAACAACATCATATTGATCTGTTAAAACAACGAGGTGTTGAATTCGAAATGAGTGCTGACGGACAAATTTCCTACGAGAAAATGAAAAACGAGGAGTTGTTAGCGGCACAAGATGAGTATGCTAAAAAGACTTTGCAACAACATATTGAGTTGGCAAACGAGAAATATGCTATTGATGAGGCTATGCGTACTCAAAACTTTGAGGCACTTCAAGCTGCATTAAGTGATGAATATATTGCAGAGCAACAACACTATGACTCAAAAAAACAGCTCCTTGAAGAGTGGAAACAAGCCACAGTCGATGCTCATTGGAATGGACAGCAACTATTATTTGACGCTTTAAATGCTGGTATAGATAGCATGCAAAGTGGCATTTCTGGTCTTATTCAAGGCACTACCACTTTAATGAGTGCTATTCAAAATATTGGTAAAGCTATTTTAAAGACTGTTGCAGATTTTATCGCAAGTTGGATAGCAGCTATGGTTAAAAAAGCCGTATTTGGTAAGATGATACAATCGCAAGAAGCTGCAACTGGTATTGCTACAGCTAACGCTCAATACCCAGCATGGGCTGCCTTAGCTCAACAAGTATCTATGGCAACATTTGGTGCTAGTGCTATCGCTGGCAATGCTGCATGGAGCGCTAACACGGCAGCTGGTGCAGCTCAAACAGCTACACAAAGTGCGTTCTCCGGTATGTTTAATTCAGGTTCAAGTGGATTTAGTAGCAATCTATCATTGCCTAAATTGGCAAGCGGTGGTGTGGCTTATGGCTCAACTTATGCTGAGATTGGCGAAGGTAAGTATAAAGAAGCTGTATTACCTTTGAGCGAAAGTACATACGATGAAATTGGTGGCGGTATAGCTCGTGCCAATGGTGGCGGTGCTGGTAGTATTACGTTTAACGTATCTGCTATGGACGCTCAATCGTTTGGAACATGGCTCGAAAACTCCGCAGGACGTTCGCTAAGACAGTTTTTAGTTAACCAAGATAGGGAATTTATAGCAACGGAGGGGACGTGGTAGCATGGCAGATTTAATTAAATTTCCGGATATCAAATCCCTTGCGTGGAAGTCTACGAAGGCTCAAAAATGGGATACTAAAATAAAGCGTACTGGGAGCGGTCGAGTGCGTACCATGACAACGTGGCAGTATCCGCAATATACAATTACTACTGAATTCGCAATATTAACTCCGGAGGAACATAAGCAACTCATGGGGTTCTATGCAAAAGTAAAAGGCGGTACAGTTCCTTTTCTTTGGTTGGATCCGGAAGATTTTGAGGAAAAGGGTATTCGTTTAGGTACTGGGGCTCAATCTGAATGGCAAGCAGTTCGTTTGTATGGTGATTTTAGGGAACCGGTAGCACATATCGAAAACCTAAAATTATATGCTAATGGGATACCGATAAATGCTGTATCTGATAAGGGCGTAATCAGATTAGCACAAGGGGTAACAGTAGCGCCGACTGCGATTATTACTGCTGACTATACATATTATTGGAAAGTCATGTTCAGTGGTGATTATACGGACGAAATTATTTATAAAGACATATTCAAGTCTAAGTCTTTTAAATTGGTAACAGTGAGGTGAGTAAATGAAGGAAGTCGGACAGATTTTAAGCAATCATTTAAGCACATCTCAATCATTCTTGTCGTGTGATTTATACGAGCTAAAACTAAAAAGCGGTATCAGCTATTACTGGGCCGATACCGATGTAGATGTAAATTATGGGGGCCACACTTATAAAGGTGATGGCCCTATTATTACGCGTGAAAAAATAGCTACGAACAGTACAGTTAGCGTTGATAAATTAAGCGTAACCATTACTGCTAGTCAAAACGACCAAATTGGTGGTGTGCCTGTATTGGAAGTCGCTCATAATGGTGGGTTAGATGGCGCAACGCTTGATCTACGCCGTGCCTTTTTTGACGATGCCGGTAAGGTGATTGAGTGCATAGACCTATTCCATGGAATTTGCGAAGTAACACAGGGCGGTGGCTTTATATTGAAGATTAGTGCAAAGTCAGTTGTACAAAAGCTCAATATCGAATATCCAAACCGAAGATATTACCCTCAATGCCCTTATAGTATTTACTCGAAAGAGTGCGGTGTCGATATTAAGGCTTATCGCAAGAAAGCAAAAGTAACAGCTGTTACTGGTACAAATACCGTACAAATCGATATACCATTTGAGGACGGCTATTATACGGCTGGTGGTATGGAATGGATAAGCGGACCATTAGCAGGGCAAGCAACGCAGATTATGGATAGTAAAAATAGCACTATTATTTATATGAGTGCGACTAACACATCACCTCGTATTGGTGATGTAGCTTATATCTATCCAGGGTGCGACAAAACACCGACTACTTGTAAGAATAAATTCAATAATTTTAGTCGAAATAGAGCGACACCTTATGTTCCTTTAAAGGAGACGATACGATGAAATTAACAACAGGTGAACGTATAGCAAATGCTGCATGTGAATGGCTAGGCACTCCGTATCAAAATAACGCTATGGTGAAAGGCAAAGGGGTAGACTGCTCATATTTATTAGTGGCTGCGGTGGTTGATAGTGGCCTAATGAATATTGCAGATTTTAACATCGAAAACTATTCCAATGAATGGCATTTACATCGTTCAGAAGAAAAGTACCTAAAGTATGTCAAGCAAGTAGCAGACGAGGTGCCTTTTGATGATCTTCGTATCGGTGATTTCTTACTATACCAATATGGGCGTTGCATTTCTCACGGTGCCATTTATATTGGTAATAATTTAGTAATTCATGCGTTCGTTGACTTGGGCGTTATTCTATCATCGATTGACGATATATTATTTTATGACGCAAAAGGAAAAAGTCGCTTGCGTGCTGTATATCGTTTCAGGAAAGGTGGTAAATAATGGGCTTTTTATTTAATCGCGGTAAAAATACCACTAATCGAGCCGATATGATTGCTGATTTTCAAATCAATAGTGCTTCGTATGGTGAGGTAGTGCCTGAAGTGTTAGGCACTACACGATTGAGTGGCAATATTATTTACTACGACGATTTCACACCTCATGAACATCGCAGTACGACGAGAACTGGTAAGGGTGGCGGTTCAAAGCATACAGAGATAACCTACACCTATACTGTTGCATGTGCTATTGGCTTATGTGAGGGCCCTATCGCTGGCATAGGGAAGGTTTGGCGAGACAAGGAGATATATACCTATCCGAGCGAAAAAATCGAACTGACAGCATATAATGGCGATTATGGACAAACTCCATGGCCTTATGTTTTATCTAAGCACCCAGAAAAGGCATTGCCTTATAGTGGCTTGGCATATATGGCTGGGGTGGTAGATTTAGGGGAGCGAGGTAGCCTACCTCAATTTAATTTTGAAGTCAGAGGGAAGCTGTTAGATACTGGCGACGGTATCGATGTAAACCCTGCCGATTATATTGTGCATGTGTTAAAGTCTATCGGCATTGACGATGTAAGTATAGACGGATTAGAAAATTATCGTGCATACTGCAAAGCAGCTGATATTCTAATTAGTACACCTCCGGACAGTAAAAGCTCAAAGGCTCAAAATGTTATTAATGATATAGCTGAAATTACAAATAGTCTTGTATTTTGGAGCACAGACCGTTTAAAAATTGTACCATTAGCCGATAAGCCTATTGGCGATTGGTCGCCAGCTAATCAAATTCAATATAACTTAACAGCAGATGATCTTATTCCGGCCAGCGATGGACAACTTATTGTGTATAAGCGAAAAGATAGCTCGGAAACATATAATCAGGCAACAGTTGAGTTTATTAATCGTGCCAATAGCTACGAGAAAGAAACGGTATCATTCGAGGTGGTAGCAGATGTGCAAAAGAACGGCCTCAAACCAGCGTCTAAGAAGTCCGCTCATTATCTCTATACTAAGGCAAGGGCTCAATACTACGCTGAACAGCTGGCTATGAAACGGCTATATGCAAAGAATCAATATACATTCCATCTCGACTGGGCTTTTTGCAGATTGGAACCAGGCGACCTAGTAACAATTACAGATGAGTTATGCGGATTGCGTAAGCAAATCGTAGTTATAACGTCAGTATCAGAAGCTGCAGATGGACAACTTGAAATTACAGCGGAAGGAAAACCACCAGGAACATATGCTCCGGCAAAGTATAACGTTCATGAAAACGAACGACCTTTTATTGATTATAATGTACCTGCTCCAAGTGTTAATGACGTGGCTATTATCCAAACGCCAGGTGATGTAGGGGGCAACGAATTATATATCGGTGTAAATTCAGAGCCTAATTGGGGAGGCTGTTCTATATGGTTATCAGACAATAACGAAAACTATAAACGAATTGGCAATATCTCACAACAAGCTCGAATGGGTAGGCTTAAAACTAACCTAACACAAGGTAGCAACTCCGCTAATGTGATAATCAATCAAGGAGCATTAAAAGGTGGCAGTCATGTTGACGCTGAACGAGCCAACACTCTATGCTGGGTTGACGGTGAATGTCTATCTTATGAAACAGCTCAATTGCAGCTTAATGGCGATTATGCTTTGGGTGGAATTATACGCGGTCAGTATGGAACCAATGATACAACGCATAATGCTGGTGCTAGGTTTGTAAGAGTTGACGAGGCGTTATATCATGCTCCGTATCGTAAAGAGGATATCGGAAAGCAGGTATATTTTAAATTTACGTCATTCAATATGTATGGATCTAACGAACAAGGGTTAGATGAGGTGCAAGCATACCCATATACAATCACACCGTACTACATTCCGGAAGTAAGCGATTTAGCATTATTTACTAAGTATTACGAAATTGGCGATGGTGTATTGTCATTTGATGTAGTGGCTGCATTTACTCAACCAACTATTAATACATTTGATACTGTCGAAGCATGGTATCGTGAAGGTACAAACGAATGGAAGTATGGCGGTAATGGTGATAATCAAATCGTTATTAGTGGCTGTGAATTAGGCCATACATATGAAGTGCGATTAAAGGTAAAGGACCGCCATGGAAACTACTCACAAGGCATTATCAAATCTGTATTAGTTGAGCTCAAATCAGAAGTGCCTAATACTCCGCAAGGGTTGGGCGTTTCGTTTGGTGATGTTGCCACCTTTAATTGGTTAGAGGTGCGTAACGCTGATATTGATTTTTACGAGTTGCGATATGATCTGCACCCAGGTCAAGAGTATGGGCTAATTGGTAAAAGCAATAATACTACTTTAAGCACTCTACTAACCGAGCGAAGTGCAAAAGTATATTTATATGCTCATAACCCTACAAAAGGATATAGTGCACCGGCAGAATTAACCTATAACGTACCTATTCCACCTAAACCATCTAACATCAAAATTGTTAGCTTGATAAATGGCATCGGTATTACTACCGACAACATCAGATTAGGTTGTAAAGGGGTTAATATTTACGTTGATGGTACACGATATTTCTTCACAACAAACGTAGCAACAATACCATTGGAAAGTGGTGTTCATAAAGTACAAGTTGCGTTTGTTGATCTATTCGGAGAAGGTCCTAGAAGTGATGAGCAACTAGCGACAATCAAAGCTAAAATCGATAAGTCCCTACTCGATATGGAAAGCCTAGGCCTAGAGGGCATAGACAAAGCAGTAAATGACTTGAAAGGCGAAGTTGGTACAGTCAAGACGGCCGTCAATGGAATGGATAGCAAAATCATCGACCTTGGCAATGCGTACCAGCGCACTTTGAGCGATTATCAAAATAACGTAAATTCACAAATCACGCAGATTTCAAGCGGTATTGATTTGAAAGTAACGCAAGCTATCAATAATATAGACGGCGCTGAACTGGTGAGCCGTATCAATCTAAGCCCAGCAGGTACACGCATAGATGGCAAATTATTGCATGTTACTGGCGAGGCGTTATTCGATAACAATATCATCGCTAAAGGAATGATACAGGCTGGTGCAGTTACCGCCGATAAAATGCAGGTGGATAGCCTATCATCTATCACGGCTACAATCGGCACATTGCGAACTAAAACAAGTGGCGCAAGGGTTGAAATTAGTGATGACTTGATTCAAGTATTTGATGAAAACAATCAGTTAAGGGTAAGGATAGGCATATGGGAGTAACTAAAGCGGTTTTTGATATATATGATAAAAAAGGAGCTTTAATGTTAAGCCTAAACTCGACATTAACACGATTTTTAGGCACACATATAGTAACAGATTATAGCGGGGTGATTACTATTGAAAAACAAAAAAATGAGCAAATTTTTGCGTTCGCACCTGTTATCTCTTACGAACAAAACAGGCCATATATGGTGCAGCCTGTACAAATCTCTATCAAGGACAATCAAATCTTTTACTCAATTGATAACAAGGCCGCTGATTTGGTTAAAGAAAGGTACAAAATCATCTATGGAGTATATTAAAGTATCCAATAAAGAGGGGACAACTATTATCAATGATTCTTTTAAAAATTTAGCATTAAAAGAGGTTGTAACAACCCCTATACAAGGGGCATTCGGGTATAAGATATATAGTTATAATGAACCGCATTTTATAATCAACAAAAAGGAAGATGATTTGGTTTTTGTTGCTCCGAATGGGAAAGGCTCTTTTAACAAAGGGTTTATTTTGAAAAATACCAAGGGCGAAACCGAATTATTGACGCCAAGTTATCAAGAGGGCATATTTAATGGATATGGCGCATTTTCTGATATAAACGGCGTTTTAAACCCTGTTACAATGTGCGGAGTTAGACACTCACCATCAGCCCCTCATAGTTTTAAATGTTATGTATATTCAGATGAGTATAAAACAGGTAAACAAGGCCTTGAGGTTTTCAATAAAGAGCAGAAATTAATATTTTCATCTGAAAACAAGTATCTGAAAATAAAAAAATACATATATGAACCAGACGTTGTAAAAAAATATGTTACTTATACGCGCTGGGGGGTTGCTACCGCCGAGGGCGCAGATTACTACCCTCAACCATTCGACGGTGAAGACCCATACGGCTGGGAGATTAATTATACTGGAGTAATTGGCAATCATGTAGAAATTGCTAGATATACATTCGACAAGCCAATAGCGATATGCCCTATAAGCATTCCCTCATGTCAAGTCGGCGCCAGAAATGGTTCAATATTTTTTTATTTCGCATTTATTGATGAAAAAACTTTTGCAATTTATGCAGAAATAAATGTTGCGCACTCAAAATATAACCCAAATACACTATCGCCAGAAGAGTATAGTTTTGACGATGTATTATTTATTCCAGTTGGCAATAACAGAATGCTTGGCGTATTAGTTACAGAAATTGAATAGGCGAGGTACATATGAACTTTATAAGAAATGAGCCAGAAACATTACACATCGGCGCGGACTATCGTAGAGGTTACGAGGTCAGTGCCGATTTTGATTTAAGCAACTGCACGGCTGTTATGAAAGTGCGGAGCGTGCAGGGCAAGCTATTGGCCGAGGCTGAATGTGTAATTCATGAGAATATTGTGTACTGCACTATCACCGCTGAGGCAACTAAGAACATAGGCCGCAACTATAGAAGCGGTCAATATGATGTGTTCCTTATTCATGGGAACGAGATCATTAAAATCGTAATGGGTGATATGAAATTCATTCATGATATTTCAGCACATTAGGGGGTGCAATTATGGAAGATACAAACAACTTTGAATATGTGGAAATTAAAGCAAGGGTTCCGAAAGTGATTGATGTTGTTATTCCGGGGGCGCAAGGATTACCGGGCGAACAAGGAACGCGAGGCCCAAAAGGCGACCCGTTCCGATATGAAGATTTTACGCCCGAGCAATTAGCGGCCTTAAAAGGCCCTAAAGGTGATAAAGGCGAGGACGGACGAGACGGCGCAAGTGCTACGGCCGACAACGCTCATCAACTCTTATTGCAAGGTAACGTATGGTGCGAAAGTGCCAGCGTTGACGATGTACTCACCGCATTAATTGGCAATATGGGTAAGCCGTTTCCTCGGACTGAATTTAAGCCGTTGACTATTCCAAGCGTAATCCAAGGGCAACAGGTGGTATCCGTTACAGGTGAGCCACATTACAGCATTAAGGTAGTTGGCAACGATACACCTTTCACGCTCGACAACACTGGGGCTTGCACTGTTACAATTCCGCCATTAGGCGAAGATGATGTGCGTTTAACTTATCATAACTTTATTGGCGAAAAAGTTGGCGAAACAGTAATTGCTGGCATTTATGAAAATACTAGAACGCCAGATGAAACTTACGAGGAAAATGGCGTTAAATATGCATTATTTGGTCGCAATCTAGAAATTAGTGCAAGTAACTTTACAGGTAGTTTTGAAAATAATTTTAAATTCTTGGGTAAATGGCAAGTATCTGCAATCGATAATATCTTGATTAAGGCTAGCCGTCCGACGGTTCTTAAAATTGGTGCTTGGTATGGTAGAAGTCATTCTGTTAAAGACGTATTTGGCAACCATATTGGTAATATTCCTATTTTTGTTGATAACCCTAAGAATTTAGTGTTTGAAAATAACGAACTGTATAGTACACCTGTTAAGCTTGGAAGCGTAGAATATGGCACATCTGATGTTCAATTTACATCATCTCAAATTGAATGGTCTGACAGTCAATACAAATATGTAAATACTGGTGAAACAATCGACCATTTATAATAGGTGAACGCAATGCAAGAATTAACGAATTTTCTATGTGACGCATGGCGAACACTTACAGAGTCATTCGCAATCAAGGCTTTGTTAGCGGTAATAGCAGAAGTTGGCATTTACATGTTAGGACTAAAACATGTACAGGTTTTAGGTATATTTATATTGCTTGTCTTTTTAGATCTAATCACTAAATGGGCTGCCATTAGTTACCAAATGCTCATAGATTTAGGGGCTAGCCCTGACAATATTAGTGGTTCAGATAAGTATATTGCAATTCCTGTTGCATGGGGGAAAGGGCTTATATCCTCCAAGCATATGCGAAAACCTTTTGTAACAAAGGTATTAACATATTGCCTAGCTACTGCCGGCGCATGGTGCTTTGACTTTATGGCCGGCAATTATGCGTTTGCAGTCAATTTGGTGTGGCTATATCTTGGATCCGTCGAATTCCTTTCTATATTGGAAAATATGCGAGACGGTGGCAACAGTACTATTTCAGGTCTATTGGAATTAGTGCAAAGCAAGGTCGACGCATTATTAAAGAAATAACGTTTTGTATGAGGGCTGCATATGCAGCCCTCATTTAATTTGAAAGAGGTGTATATAATGAAAATCGGTGCATATTTTAATGATTATGAGTTCGCTTGCAGTTGTAATAGACATGAAGTCGATGAGACTGGACACAATAAGTTAGACCATATCATCGACAAGCGTTTAGTGGACTTATTAGACGCAATTCGTGAACGTTTAGGGGTTCCGTTATATATCAATAGTGGCTATCGTTGCCCTGAACATAATGCAGAAGTAGGCGGTGTGTCTAATTCTCAACATGTATTAGGGACGGCAGCCGATATCACCTATGACGGCATTGACGTTGACTACCTCGCACAGGTGGCCGAGGAGTGCGGTGCAGATGGCATTGGCTGTTACTATCACCAAGACTTCGTACATGTTGATGTACGAGGGTATGCAGCACGTTGGAATGATCTTGATTAAATAGGTGGCTAGATATGTATGAGAAAATCACGAACTACATCAATGCGGTTAAATCTCAAATTACTGTTAAGCGGTTTATTATTGGTATTGCTAGCCTTTTGTTCATCTGTTTCGTTTGCAGCCTCATCGACGGCTACCTCACAGCAAGAGGAAACTATCAGCGTGCCATTGAGCGATTGGAACAAACTCAAAACGAACTTAATCGAAGCCGACGCCTCAATCAAGAGCTCAAACTTGTCATTGAACGAAGCACAAGCCTTAACAGTCAAGCAGGCGACCGAATTACAAGAATTGAAGATTATCAACGAAGAACGGAGCAAGGAATTGGCCGAGCTCAAAACTATCAACAAGAAACAGGGCGAAGAGTTGGAGAAAGCGTCGCAAATAACAACCGAGCAAGCGAACTCATTGGACGCAGCTTACGCATCATCGAACGAGTTGAAAGCGGAACTAAAGAATAATAAACGAACAGAACAAAGGTTACGCCGCCAACGTGATACATGGGCGATTAGCAATGCTGCACTTTTCTTGGCCAGTGCTTTACGAAGATAATATGGAGGTGATCCAATTTCTCCTTACTGCATAAAGGTGGATATGCAGACAACTTTTGTTAGTTAAATATAGGGCACTTACTTTAACGGTAGGTGCCCTTATTTTTTTACAGTTTTGACACCGTTTTGACATCAATTTATATTAAAATATGCTAAAATATATAATTATATATGTTATATAAAAGCTGATAGATACTGTATTCCTTGAGTTTATAAATATTTATTAAATGCCACGCCATCTTGAGGGGGTGGTGAGCGTACGCTCGTGAGGGTTCAAGTCCCTCCAACCGCACCAAATATAAGGACCTACAGTTCACTGTAGGTCCTTCTTTTATATCTGTATGAGCAGAGTTTTATGGGAGAGATATTTGGTGGTAATTGGAATCATCCGTATGCACTGGGGGCAGCAGTGAGCCCTGAGAGAAATTATATTATTTATTTCTGTCAGCAAGGTTAATTGTAGGTTTTATATTGTAATTAGCTGATTTAATCTCTTTATAAATAGCAATTATTAAACTAAAAATAAATTATTGACATAAATTATTTTAAAATATAAAATAATTGTAGACATACTGGCGTGTCAAAAAGGGATTAGAGAGTTCAGCCAGATACAATATGATATAGTTCGAGAGATCTATATACAAATTAAGACATGTTACGAGAGAGACGAGAGAAGAGTAACATGTCTTTTTTGTATACCTAAAAACAGATAATAGCTCGTTTTATATAGTATAATTACAGCTTTTTATACTACGGCTGATAAATAAATATAGTAAAAAATAAATAAAATATGGATGCTACAAGAACTTCGTGCAGAAATTGCTGTATTAAAAGCAAGCATGACAAAATAATATAATTATAGTTATAGACAGGCACCTCCTTATGTATTACAATGTAATACATAAGGAGGTGCTTTGTATGTCAAATATTTCTGTGAGACTTAATGAACAAGAAGAAACACTGTTTAAAACTTATGCGGAATTTATGGATGAAACCTTGTCAACACTATTTAAAAAAGCGTTACTAGAAAAAATTGAAAATGACTTTGATCTTAGAGTCGGCCAAGAAGCTCTGAAAGAATATAAACAGGATCCTGTTACATATTCTGTAGCGGAAATGCGTGCAAAGTATGGTTTATAAGCTAGAGTTTAGTAAACGGTTTGACCGACAATTTTCAAAGTTGGATAAGTCAACACAACGTTATATTTTTAATTGGTTGATAAAACATTTGGATAATGTAGAAAATCCACGATATTCTGGTAAATCATTGACTGGTAATAAACAAGGATTGTGGCGGTATAGAATTGGTAACTATAGAGTTATTGCTGATATTAGTGATACGAATTGTGTGATTATAGCGGTAGAAGTAGGACATCGGAAATTTATTTATAAGTAG